TCTGACCGTCACGCGGTCACTGATGAGGGCAGAATTCCCCACCACCACCCAGGCACGAAAGGCCGGAAATCATGTCAGACACCAAACACGAAGACCTTATGAAGATCGGCAAATCGGCTTATGCGTCGATTGTCGAAATGGTTGCCGCACTGGAATGCGATTACGACCGGTTGGAAGAACTGCGAGATATTGAAACGGAAGTTGAGCGCGACCCTGACGCACGAATGGACGAAGATCATCGCGAAGAACTGAAAGAACTCGAAGACGCAGCCGGTGAATGCGAGGACCGCGAAGAGGCCGAGCAACGGATTCAGGAAGACGCCTTGTCGGTCCGCATCTTCGGCGAACGGACGAATGGAGAATGGGAGGCAGATAAGTTTGAAATACTGCTTTCCACTGGCGGACCAGCCGTGAGGATCATGGGCGAACTGGACGGCGAAGACCCAAAGCACGCTTGGCTTGAGGTTCAGGACTGGGGTATGCCATGGACTGAGTATTACGAATCGAACATTCGGGATACCTTGCTCACTTATTGCCGTTGCTTCTACTTCGGCGAATAACGCACACCGATAACGATTGACCCATTGCCCGGCCGTCAGCGGCCGGGCTTGCGGCCGTAAAGGAGATTTAACTATGGACGAAAGAATTCGAATCATCGTGCTCGACCGTGGCTTTGTCATGGTTTGCCGATGCCCAGAGCCGACCAATTTCGGATTCTGGGTTCCCGTTCATGACGCGAGGATCATTCGGCGATGGGGAACGACAGAAGGCCTATCGCAGCTTTGCAACGGTCCGCTAAGCAATACCGTTCTCGATGCGATGGTTGAACAGGAAACCATTCCCACGCGGGCCATCCTGCGAATCCTCGAAGTGGAGCAAGGCAAATGGGAAGCATCATTGAAACGATCATCAAAGAAAACACGACCCTAGCCAGATTGGTTGCCGCAGACCAAGCGGCCGAGAATGGAGAGTATTACCTTGAAGCCGAATTGAGAGACGCCGACGAATGCACAGCCGAACTGCCATCGGGCTACGGCGACGGCTCCGGCGACGGCTACGGCGACGGCGACGGCGACGGCTCCGGCGACGGCGACGGCGACGGCGACGGCTCCGGCGACGGCTACGGCTCCGGCGACGGCGACGGCTACGGCTACGGCTACGGCTACGGCTACGGCGACGGCTCCGGCGACGGCTACGGCTACGGCGACGGCTACGGCGACGGCGACGGCTCCGGCTACGGCTACGGCTCCGGCTACGGCTACGGCTCCGGCTACGGCGACATCGGAGTGCGGCAATACTAACACCAATCAGCCAAACGCCAGCCTTGTGCTGGCTTGCGGCATTGACGGAACCACTTACCCCGAGGTGATCTATGAACCACAGGCTAAAAGAACTCGCCGGTGATCTCCGCTTGATTTCCGATGAGCTATTCGAGCAGGCCACGCCGCCGGTTATCGACATTCAGGCCGGCGGTTTAACGCTGGCCGATGCGATGGGAATCATCACACGAGAGATTCCGGACGATTACGCGACGCTTACGCTACAGCTTGCCCGGTTCCAAAAGCGGGGAGAAATTGAAGTGGCTTGGAACGTCTACGACGGGAAAAACACGCGAGCCTTTAAGGGCAAGACGCTGGAATCGGTATTGAAGCAATTAACGGACGCGATTGAAGCGGACAAGCAGAAACCGCAAACCATCGACGACGCCCAGGCCGTTATTGAAGGAACGACTCAGCCCAAGGACGGCGAGCCACCATTCTAACCGAACCACCAGCCACAACGCACGAGGCCCACCAATGGCAACGTCCCAAAAACAGCAAGACCGCAAACGGAACACAATCTTAGCGGCGCTCTATTTGCTTACACGGACCAAGCGAGAAAACCTTGATCCGTTTATCACTTGCGTTTGGACCGATGGCGACACGTCGGAGCCATTGGCGGACGATCAGATTTTCAAACTCATTGAAGAAGTGAACAGCGTCAAGAAACCGTTTTCACTGTAACGCCAAACACAAAGGATTGACCATGCTCGTTTTGACCCGCAAGGAAGGCGAATCAATCACCATCACCGATGACCGGGGAGAGGTGACGGTGATAAAGATTATCCGGTTCGAACGCAAAGGCATGGCCTCTCGCGTTGCCGTTGGCATCGAATCGCCCCGAAAGTTCAAGGTCATGCGGACCGAGATCATTCCACAACAGCCCACCCCACCGCCCAGCTACGGGCAGAAAGTTGATGAACGATGAGCAGTGAAAGCGCACTGGCACCGATCCGGCAAAACTACCAGATTGAGTATCCGGAAACTCAAGAAAAGATCGAGGCGCTACGCCGCGAGGTCAAGGAAGCGATTCCCGATCCGGAAGCGGCAGTCCAGACGCCCGGCGGTTACGAGAACGTCAAGACGATGTTGCAATTATGCACCAATCGCCGGACCGCCATCGAACGCCGCCGCGTCGATTTGAAAGCCGACGCCCTGAAATTCGGCCGCGAGGTCGATTCGATGGCAAAGGCGCTGCGGGAGGGATTTGAGAGCATCGAAGCCCCACTCCGGACCGCCAAGCAGAAGATTGACGACGCCCGCAAGAAGGCCGAAGAGGATCGGCTGAAAGCGGAGAAGGAGAAAGCCGAGGCCGAGGAGCGAGCCCGGCGGGAAGCGGTCGAAGCGGAAGACCGCAAACGCCGCGAGGAAGAGCAGCGGCGAATCGACGAAGAAAAGGCCACGCTGCGGAAACAGCAGGAAGAATTTGAACGCCAGCAACGCGAGGCCCGCGAGAAAGCGGAGGCCGAACAGCGGGAACGCGATCGACTGGACAAAGAACGCCGCGACAAGGAAGAAGCGGAACGGAAGGCAGAGCAGGCCCGCATTGACGCGGAAAAGAAGAAACTGGACGACGAGCGGGCCGCATTGAAGGCCGAGGCCGACAAGCTGGCAGCAGAACAGGCCAAAGCCGAAGCGGACCGCAAAGCCAAAGAGAAGGCCGAGCAGGACGCCAAAGACCGGGCCGAGTTCGAACGCCAGGCGAAGGAACGAGCCGAGCGGGAAGCGAAGGAGAAAGCCGAACGTGAGGCCAAAGAAAAGGCGGAACGCGAAAAGCGGGAGAAGGAAGACGCGGAACGCCGGGCAGCGGAAGAAAAGGCCGAGGCGGACCGGTTAGCCGCGGCACGGCCGGACGAGAAGAAGATCCACGATTTCGCTATCGGCTTGGCGAACTGGATCGACGACAACCGGCCAAAACTGAAGACCGATCAGGCCGGGAAGTTCTTTGATGAAACACTTAACCCGGTTGTCGATGTTATTGCCGTGCTGTCGGCATACACGACGCCGAGAAAGGGTAAAAATGCTGCGAAATAGCCAACCGCAGGTTGAGCGGTTCGTTGCCAAACAAGTTTGCTTCCTTGTTCAGCAGTCGATGGAAGTACATCGGTTTGCCTTCCGCGATGCGGCAGACATTGAAGTATTTTCAGCCAACGCAGCCGGACACATGATTGCCCGGTTGAAGTTGATGCTGGCTGGTGACGATAAGCGGGAAGTGACGAGGCGAACGGTTTCCCACCCGCTGACATGGTGGGACCATTTCAAGCTGGAGCGCTTTCCGCAGTGGTTGCTTGCCCGGTTTCCGGCCCGGATGAAGCACCACGAAATCGAATGCACGGTGGACATCACTCGGGTATGCCCACATATCGCCGTGCCGAGGGATAACCGGGCGCTGTATTTGCATTGGGCGTTCATCAAAGACATTATCCACGACCGAGACGAGGAGGCGAAGCGATCATGAGCCGAGCATTCCGCGATTACGACAGTTGGAAACTTCGTTCACCTGAAGACGAAGAGGACGAACGCGAACAACGCCGCAAACGACGGCAGGAACAAGAAGAATCCGCCGACGAGTTAAACGAACAAGCCCAAGAACGCCGCCGGTTGGCGGCAGAAAGCGAGCAGGGAAAGTGAGTTCAGATATTGCCGTACCGAGTCCGATGAGCCTGATTGCTTCGGCGTTGGAAAAGGGAGTCGATCCCGCCACGCTACAGCATTTCATGGAGCTTCAAGAGCGGTACGAAAAGAACGAATCGGCGAAGGCATACGCAATCGCAATCGCCGGTTTCCAAAGCGAATGCCCGATGATCTTCAAGAGCCGAGAGGTTCACAAGAAGGACAACGGCGGCAAGTTGTACAACTTCGCCAACTACGAAGACATCATGAAAGGAATCCGCGACCTATTACGCCGGTTCGGAATCGCGGTTTCTTTCACTATCGACCAAGCGGAAACCCTGATGAAAGGGACCGTCAGAATTCGAGTCGGGACGCATTTCGAGGATTGCACGTTATCCGTGCCGATCCCGAAGGGGATGAACACGAACGCAACGCAGGAATATGGCATGGCGGTCAGTTATTTGAAGCGGTATCTGCTTTGTGCCGCTCTCAACATCGTCGTGTCCGGCGAAGACGACGACGCACGCGGGCTCGTTGCCCGGATCACGCCGGAACAAGTCGGCCAGATCAATGATTTGATCGAAAAGTGTAAAGAGCGGAAAGTCAAATTCGACATGGCCAAGTTCCTTGACTGGATTCGGGCCATGACGAAAGCCCTGATCGAAGACCTGTCCGACATCCCATCGAGCCACTTTGACCGGATCGTGGCCGATCTCACCAGAAAGGCGAACTCCCAATGAGAAAGCAGACGATCCAGCATCCTGCCGCAAAGGAAGAGTGGAGGGAAAACTTTCGAAACACTTCCATGAAGATCGGCTTTCAGGTCAGCTTATCGAAGGCCATGCTGGAAATGCTTTGCGCCATTGCCGATGGCGTGACTTGGGATCGCGGCATTTATCGCACGATCCACTGCCCTGACAATTGGATCGCCAGTGAACATTCATTGATGAAACGCGGGCTTATTCGTCGCAAACCGCAGGCGATCATTGACAAAGAAGGCGTCAGGCATTTGTCCGACAAGGACATCGAGCAGGGGAGGCACCACGAAAGTTCATGCTGCGAACTGACGCCAGCAGGAGAAACGGTCGTGCAACTTCTCAAACACGCCGGACTGTTTGTCGAACAGGATGCGGCAATCACCAAGAAATTCAGAAAGCAGAGGGCATAGCCATGAAGTTTCACGACGTCGACCAGAAGTCTGAGGAGTGGATCAAACTCCGGCTTGGCGTTCCGACCGCTTCGGACTTTGACAAGATCATGACGCCGAAGAAGATGGAACTGTCCAAGTCGGCAACCAAACTAGCCTATCGGTTGATCGGGGAAAAGCTGTCCCCATATCTTCCGGAGCGGGCCGAAAGCTACATGACGCGGGCGATGGAGTGGGGCGTCCAGACCGAGAACGAAGCCCGCTCGTATTACGCGATGGAAACCGAATTGCCGATTACCAACGGCGGCTTCTGCATGACCGACGACGGGCATTTCGGATGTTCGCCTGATGGATTGGTCGGCGAAGATGGCGGGCTGGAATTGAAATGTCCAGAAGCCGGAACGCACGTTGAATACTTGTGCAATGGCGTTCTCCCCGACGATTACAAGCCCCAGGTTCACGGCCAACTGATCGTGACCGGCCGGAAGTGGGTGGACTTTATGAGCTACTCAATTAATCTCCCGCCGTTCGTCGTGCGAGTGACGCCGGACCTTTACACCGAGCAGTTGAAGAAGATGCTGTACGGCGAATTCCTTCCGCTGCTCGAAACGATCAGGAAGAAAGTCGAGGGCGCCCGGTTGACGTAGCCGGGCCGAAGTCTACAAATGCTTAGCTCGCCAAGCACCGCATTTACTGACACTTCACGAATGCCCCCGGCCGGTCGGAACACTTCTTTGGGCGAGCAGTTTCCTTCCGAGCCGGGGGTTGTTTGAGCAATCCCACATGGCAAAGCCAAAAGAGCCAAAGATTGATCCGGAACTTCACGTATTCATGCCGGAAGTTTCGGAGAAAGAGCACGAAGAACTTCGCAAGTCGATCATTGCGGAAGGCATTCGCGATCCGCTGATCGTTTGGGAAGAGAAGGGGATTTTGGTTGACGGCCACCGCCGATTCGCAATCGCGAAAGAGTTGAGCCTTACTTACAAAATCCAGGTGATCTCGTTCAAGAACAAGAACGAGGTCAAAGCATGGATGGCGTTAAACCAGCTTGGCCGACGCAATTTGAATCCGACGCAAATCCGGTTTTTCCGTGGCGAGGAATACCTCGAAACCGTTAAAGCGAAAGCGGAAGAAGGCGTTGCGACCGGAAACGTTGCCGCTGAACTTGCAGCGAAACACGGCGTTTCCGAAAAGACGATCCACAACAACGCGGCATTCGCAAAAGAGGTCAACGCCTCGCCGAACAAGCCGGAAATTCTCGCCGGGAAGATCACGTCACGAATCTACTGCGACCGCTGCAAACGAACGACGCCGGTGAAGGGGTGCGAGCGATGCGCGGAACTTGCGAAGGAACAAGGCCGCAAGCCGAAGAAGACCACCAAGAAACAATCCGGCCAGCCCCGGTTCCAATGGGAAACGTTCAACCTGCATTTCGGCAAGGTTGTCCGCTCTCTCGACGAAATCGTCGGGCAGTATCCGGAAGAAAAAGACAGTTTGGACCACAAAACCGCATCAGACCTGATCGAGCGGTTCGCTCAGATCATGATCGGGTGGAAGAAGAAGATCCTCAAGGAGAACAGCAGTGGCGAAAAACAAAATCCTTAAGGGAGGCGAGCCGCTTCCCGGCGGCCAGGAGCACATCCCAGGGCTTGAGCCGATGCCCAAGAATGAAAAAATTCATCGGTTGGCCAAACGATGCAAGGCCGCGAGCAAGGAATGGTCGAAGGCCGCAGAGGGCCACAAAGACCTGAAAGAGCAGTTGACCGAGGCAATGATTGAGGCCGGGCTTGATCATTACGAATACGGCGATGTTACCGTTCATCTGGATACGTCCAGAAAGTTGAAAGTGAAAATCGCAAACGACGATAACGAGGAGTAACCGATGATTCTTACCCCCTACCAAGTCAAAGGGCTGGCCGCATTTTGGGAAGCCTACCAAGCTGGCCACAAACGGATCGTGCTGACCTGCCCGACTGGTGGGGGGAAGACCGTGATGATGGGCGAGGTATTGTTGGAAGCATTACGCCTGATGCTATCGGCGATTGTTTACGTGAACAAGCGGCTGTTAACGACGCAGACCAGCGAAGCATTGGAAGAAATGAATATTCCGTTCGGCGTTCGCGCTGCGGGACACGGAGAAGACAGTTCATTCCGGGTTCAATTGGCATCCATGCAAACCGAACATGCCCGGTTGAAATCGGGCAAATGGGATATGCACCATTCCGACATCGTGATCGTAGATGAGGCGCACGTTCAACAGGGAAAGACCGCCAAAGCTATCTTCGACAAGCACGTCGAAAGCGGCGCCTGCATCCTCGGATTGACCGCTACACCGCTGGACATGGGGGAAATCTACGACCACCTGATTGTTGCCGGAACAAACAGCGAGCTTCGAGAATGCGGCCGGTTGGTTCCCGCAATCCACTACGGATGCGATGAGCCGGACATCAAAGCGTTGAAGCTGAAAGTGCAGGAAGGCGTCGACCTGACCGAGCAGCAGAACAAGAAGGCGATTATGACGCCGACGATATTTGCCCGTGTTCTGGATTGGTACATGAAATTGAATCCAAGTAGAAAGCCCGCGTTATTGTTCGGCCCAGGCGTTTCCGAGTCGCTTTGGTTTGCGGAGAAGTTTGTCGAGGCCGGAATTCCCGCCGCACACATAGACGGAAGCGAAATCTGGATGAACGGAGAATTCCTCACCGAAGGTCGCAAGGCCCGGAAGATCGTCGCAGAAGCCAGCCGGACCGGGGAGGTAAAAGTCGTCTGCAACCGATACGTCCTCCGCGAAGGCGTGAACTGGCCGTGGATCGAACATTTGATTCTCGCATTTGTGGCCGGATCGTTGCAGACCTATTTGCAGATCGGAGGCCGAGGGCTTCGAGCCAGCCCGGAAACCGGGAAGACTCAGGTGATCATTCAGGATCATGGCGGAGCATGGTGGAGGCACGGAAGCCTGAACGCCGACCGCCATTGGGACTTGCGGTATACGAACTCGATTGTGTCGTCGCTTCGAGCCGACCGGATGCGAGCCAAGAAGGAGCGGGAGCCGTGGTGTTGCCCGGCTTGCAAGCAGATTCTCAACCGGGGCCGATGCACATGCGGCTGGGAGAAACCGCCTCGGCCGTCTCGCCCGGTTGTGCAAGCCAATGGCGAGCTTCGAGAAATGGTCGGGGATATTTTCACGCCCCGAAGAATCTATCAGAAGCCGAACGGTGAGAAGTTGTGGGAGAAGATGTATTACCGCTCGAAAACCGAAAAAGGCCAACGGACATTCCGGGCCGCATTCGCTCTGTTCGCACAAGAGAACTATTTCCAGTGGCCCGATCCTTCTTGGCGGTTCATGCCGAAAAAGGAAATGGACAAATACCGATTGGTGAAGGATGTATCCGTGGAGGACTTGCATTGAGCAAAGAACGAATGGTCCGAGTGACCGCTGAACGGCCATGCCCGGCCTGCAAGCATACGACGTGGTGTCTGATTGCGAAGGACGGTTCTGCCGGAATATGCCAGCGGGAAGAGACACGGAAGAAATGCGGGGATGCCGGTTGGCTTCACGTTTATTCTCAAGAGGACCGCGAGCAATCGCGACCTGTTCATCGGCCGTCGCAGGAACCGCCAAAGAAAGCAATCGACTGGCGAATGCTGGCCAAGAAGTTCTCCGCCATGCTGACCGAAGAATCGAAGGCCCGGTATACGTCATCGCTGGGGTTGCCCGCCAATGCTTACGAGCGGTTCCCATACTTCGGTGTTTGCTTCGAAGGCGACGAAGAGGTTTTGACGTTTGCCGAGACAACCGGGAAAGGCGACATCATCGGCCTGAACCGGCGGTATCCGTCCGGCGAGAAGAAGTTTATGCCGGGTGGCAGCCGCGGACTCACCTTGCCGAAGGGGTGGTTTAATCCTGGCGACGGACCGATCTACGTCGTCGAGGGAGCAAGCGACACGATGGCCATGATTTCCGCCGGGTTGTTCGCTATCGGCCGGCCGTCGAATCAGGGCGGCGCGGCATTCATTGCCGAATGCCTGCAAACGATCAATCAGCCGAAAGTGCCGGTTGTGATCGTCGGCGAGAATGATCGCCGGTGGAAACCGGACAAAGGCGTCTTTGAGTGGCCGGGATTGGTCGGAGCGGTTCGAGTGGCCGGCGAAGTGGCCAAGCAGTCGAAGAACGAAGTGTTTTGGACGTTGCCGCCACAGGATTACAAAGACGCACGCGATTACCTGACCTGCGACTTCTTCGAGCGGGACGGCGGGATGAGTTGGATTCTTCGCGGGCTTGACCTCAACGAAGAACTGTTGAGCAAAGCGACCGCCGCAGCAATCCATCCCGAAGGATACAAGGAATATCTCGATCTTCTGGATAAGGAGATTGGGTTTAACGATGACCGGTGGAAATACTAACTAGAGGCCCAAATGAGCAATGAACCACAATGGCTGATCGACGCCAGAGCCAAGGGTCTTGTGACCGGCGAGACGAAGACCGACGAAAGCAAACTGACCGGCCCGAAGATCCCGAAGCCAAATGGAAGCAAGACGCCGCTGATCGAAGAGGAGTTTCATGACCGGAATAGCTTCATCGAATTCGTTTTGCCGATCCACGCCCAGCCGACGACTAACGGCGGAGTGTTCAAGAAGTGGATGATCGGAGTTGCAGGGAAGCACCGTAAAGCAGTCTGCCATGCGTTCGCGAAGCATGTGGTTTCCATTGCCCACCTGATCCGAACGGCCCAAAACGGCAATCCGGTCTACTGCTGCATTACCCGGATCGGCCGGACGATGGACGATGATAATATCGCCGCTTGCTGCAAGCAGATACGGGATGCCGTGGCCCTTTACTTCGGAGTCGGCGACGGACCGAAAGACCCGATCGTCTGGACGTACTCCCAGCAATACCGGATGTTCAATGGGATCATCATTACCCTGAGCCTGGAACCGATCAAATGACACGACCGCCCACAACCGGAGAGCTATTCCGGAAGGAGTTTGTTTTTGAATCTCTCCACGACTTTATCGTTACTGCGATGGTTGCGAAGTTTGGACCGGCCGGATGGAAGGAATTATCCTTCGCCTGCTCAATGTACCTTTGTCGGAATGCCGACCAGATCATGAACACATTACTCCACTATCCGCCAAGCGAGGATATGGACTTTATCCAGCGGTTCGGAAGCAATGTTTCCGACTTCCTGATTGATGCACAAGAACTGGAAACTTAACCCACCCCAAGGAACGAACGATGGCAGCCAAACAACACCCGGCAGAAGAACTGCCAAGCCCAGACGACACAATCGAGCAGAAGGCCGAACGTCTTCTCCGGTTGGCCAATAACAAACTTTCCGACAAGACTTTTATCCGGTCGACGGTCGGATGGATTGCCGCTTACCAAAAGGATGTTTGCGAGGAATTGTTGAGGATGAAAACACAAGCAGGCTTGCCGAAATAATTTGACAACCTACATCAGTAAACGCCAATCCCCCGGCGGCAAACCAGGGGATTGACTTGGCAACAATCAGGTAACGGCTGACGTTTGCCCGCTCTCGAATCATATCGACGCGGACACATCCAGCAAGAATCCGAAAGCCAAAAATAGCCTCAGCGTGGCAAAATGCGTGATCGCGTGCATTCCCTGCGGGGAACGCGATCGGTGCGGAATGGCATCCGTCCGTTAAACACGGTGTATTCAGATCACCGTAAATGCCGAAAGTGGTCAGCAATGGCCGAGGTTCCAATCCTTCGCCGGATTGGGGAAACCGAACTCAAAGACCGATGGGGTATTCAAACCCTCCCATTGGACCGATCTTTGAGCAGGATGGGTGCAAGCCCGGCGTCCTGAACCAATGGCCGGGATGGTTCGCTCACTGGCCTCCCGGTGTGGGAACTGATCTCTGTGGAATTAATTTTCCGCAGGGGTTGGAACGGCCCGACTAACCCCGCCGATATGGGACTTCAACAACCGAGGTGCATGATGTCGAAACCTGATGCCGCAGAAACATGGGCGATCGTTGAGCTTATGGGCCATGTTCGTATCGCCGGGAAAGTGACAGAAGAGGAAAAGTTTGGATCCAAAATGGGCCGGATTGACATACCGCATGGCGATGGATTTGTTACGCAATACTTCGGTGGGAATTCGGTGTATCGGATAACGTTCGTCACCGAAGAAGTCGCCCGCCACGTCTGCAAGTCAACTTCGGTAGCTCCTGTTTCGGTTTGGGATTTTCCGAAACAGATTGAATCGAAAACTCCACAAGTGGTTGTGGACACATTCGAACCATCGAATGACGGCGAACAGGATTTTCAACAATAACAATAAAAGGCAATTTCATGAGCCATTCAGGATATATTCACGTTCTTGTCGAGAAGATCATCGGCGAATCTGATTCCGCTTTCCTTTGCCGCATTGACGGCGAGGAAATGTGGATACCGAAATCGCAGATTGCCGATCCGGAAACCTACGAACGCGGCGATGAGGATGTCACCGTTTCAATGACGCAATGGATTGCCGACAAAAAGGGAATTGAAGGCATGGACTGACTTTCAGTCCGATGTTTAACCCCAAACAGGAGATCACATGCGACTGCACGAACTGATTAAGCCGGATGTTCCGGCGAAGTTGAAGCGATCCAATGGAAAACATTCTCGCTGGGACGGATCAATACTTTTTACCAGCGATGGTCATGTTTGTTCTGCGTGCGTAATCACTTTATTTGATGATGACTGGCAACTCGACGAACCCACCGTCGAAGACGTGCTGAAAGAGCGGGGATGGACTGTTTTATCAATCAATATTGGATTTGCCATTCGCCAGTTTGGTTACTGTTCGCCCGAATTACACTTGCACAAGAAGCCAGAAACCGTCGCCGATATAACTCGCATCATCGACTTTCTTGAATCACTGACGCCGCCAAAAACCGGCGGTTAATCCTCAAACAGCAATCCGAGAACTGAAACCGTTTCAGTTCCGAAACTCAAATTGGAAGGGGTTTTTGATGTCCGACACCGATAAACCGCTGACGATGGAAGAACTGGCCGACGCAAAGCGATACATCGAAGATCGAAAGGCGAGCAACAACAATGGCACGTATTGCCTTACCTACGATGGCGCCCTTCGTCTCATCGCCGCCGCCGAGCGGTCGTGCCGCAGGCCGATTGCGGATGCGCCGAAGGACGGGACGCTGATTGACGTGATCACCATTGACGGCGACCGCGTTCCTGACGTTGGGTTTCGCCGCGATCATTGGCGGATTCCCGGCGGTGATGAGGTCGATCCATTAATGACAAGCGGTCACGGAATTGGCTGGTATCCGATCCCCGGCGAAGGAGGTGGATGATGCAGACCGAAAAACTGTGGGAAGTTGACCACAAGGAAACCGACAGCGGCGATGGTCGTTACGACTATTACTTCATCATGAATGAAGATGGGAAAGTCGTTTGCGACACGCTGAATTCTGACGTGCAGGAAATACGCACTGAACCCGACGAGTACGGAAGTTATTCGTGGGACGAACAGGGCAAGAAAGATTTGACCCGACTTGTGGAGTGCCGTAACGCCCTCGCTGGCGTGCCGGACCCGGCAAAGCTGATCGAGGCGGTGGATAACGTGTTGAAAATGTCCAAGGGCCAAGCGTTGCCGCATCATGTGTGGGCTGTCATCGACGCCCTACGTGCCGCCCGTGGCCCGAAGGGGGTGGGGAAGTGAAAGTTCCTGCATTCGAAGACTGGTGGAATCAACGACTGCGAAGCGGGTCAAAGTACCCGATGGGAAGCTATTGCCCAGCAAGTGAGGCGTGGCATTACAGAGGATTCTTGGCCGACGCCAGCGAAGCCGAGCTCCGGGCCGAGATCGCCGCGAAGGATGCCGAGATCGAGCGGTTGCGGGCGGAGAATGCCAAGTTGAAAGAAGAAGTAAAAGACTATCTCCTGATGGACGATCTAAATGGGTTCTACGACGCGATCAAGCCGCAATATTAACCACAACCACCCGTCGCGGCCAGACCACGGCGGGGAAACAGTAACAGGAGGATGGGATGAGCAACGATAAACATGTACCAGATGGGATGTATTTTATCGATGATCTTGATGGCGGAAGATTGATCAAAAAACAAGATGCGGAACCAGGGTGTTCAAAAAAGTGCGACGCATTAGTTCGATGTTCGGTTGGGTGGACAGACGGGTCGTGTGGGGCAAAATTACAAGGAAGTCATTTCCCTAACGAATCAAAAATATTGGCAAGAATTCGTGAATTATTAACCGAGCAAGTTTTAATAGAGATTGGCAGTGAACAACATGAAATCATGAACCCTGATCATGCCGACGAAATACGCGGACTACTTCATCGCAGACCTCACTTAGTAAGAACGGGACCATTTTCTCAATAACCAACCACCCGCCCATGAAAGGGGAGAGCGATGCTACTTTCTCGATTGAATGGTATCGAGATATTTTTAAGTAGTTATTTGTGCGAAACGCCCAAATTTCTGCGATGGAAACGAACTAACCGAAACAATCGAATCGCCAAAAAGTGGCGAAAGAAGTACGGCGCAGTGTTGCAGTATTGCAGAGGAGTGATGGTAGAAACACCCGGACGATTTACCGTCTGTCCATGTGCTGACATGATGCTACGGAAAGAATTTGCAAAGGCTGCCGGACCTTCAATTCATTAACCACAAACAGGAGCAATAATGCCCGGTGGAACAATCGCCCGAATGCGGGCCAAGATTAACGAGCAGCGGAAGAAGACCGGAGAGAAGCCGGTCGTCAAGAAGTGCTGCAAAATGGCTATCCCCGGAGTTCATTCCGGAAACTGTCCAACGAGGAAGAAATGAAAACAACAAATGAATCAGCTTTTAAGCGACAGGAAGGCGGAAGCCATTACAAAGACTTGGCGATTCAGCCTGCCGAATACATACACAAAAACAAGATTCCATTTTTGGAAGGCTGTGTCATTAAGTATTGCACCCGATGGCGTTCTAAAGGCGGCATCGAAGATCTTAAAAAGGCCCGTCATTTCCTCGATATGCTCATCGAAATGGAGAGCAAAGATGCACAGCAACGCTAAACCGGCGACTGCCGACGAAAAGCAGCGGTTTGAGCAAATCCAGCAGATCGGATGCTTGGCCTGCCTGAAACATAAGAACTGGCGAAGGGTATGTGAAATCCACCACTTGACCGATTGCGGCATCCGTCGAGGTCATTCGTTTACAATCGGCCTTTGCCCGTGGCATCACCGCGGCGCTTCGGATGGAGTGGCGTTCAGCACAAAGACTATGGAGAAGACGTACGGCCCGTCGCTGACGCAGGGCTCGAAAGGATTCAAGTCGATATACGGAACGGACGATGAACTACTGGCGTGGCAGAATGAATTGATTGAAGAGTTGAAGAAACAGTCGCAGATTTGAAATTGGCAGCCGCGGTGCTTAAAGCAAAAACAACCAACCCAAACACGGAGAACCAAGATGGATGACAAGCCTCAAATGCAAAAGATATTCACCACCGTGAATGTCGTTATGACTATCGAAACGCTTCGGGAGATTATGGACCGCCTGCGGTCGCTGGAGGAGAGCGCAGGAGAGATACCGAAAGAAGTACTCGTACGATTTCAGGGACTAGAAAATCATAAACTTGTCTTTGGAGCGATGGCAAATAAGCACGACGAAGAAATCAGTGCATTGAAAAAAGAAGTGCAAAAACTTCAGGCATTTATCTTCGGCATTAAACATCGGCCAGCCCGCAAGCCAGCCCGCAAGCCAAAACGAAAGTAAATTGTGAATCAGGGCCGGTCGATCCTCTCCCACCCCTTAACCGGCCCCAATTTTCGCCACCTCCTTTCTTCACCATGCCGGATTAACTTATTCAGTCATCCGGTATATGCAAAACGCCCACCATCACTGGCGGGCGTTCTTTGTTTACCAGTTATCCAGTCTGGAACAACCGGCGGTTATTTCGGGAACAGGGCGATGATTTCTGCGATGAACTTCGCGATGTCCGGTCCGTGAGTGATGATCCATTGCAGCAGCGTACCGTCGCCGATCTTACCGACAACATTGTCGGCTTCTTCTTGGGTCATGCCCTGTTCGACGAGGCCCGCTTTGACTTTGGCCCGGAAACCGCCGAGCACGTTTGGTAGGTGAAATCGCATGTCACTGACCTTCGTTGTTGATTAACCGGAGAAGAAAGTAGACGACCCCCGAAATGGGGATCGCCGAAAGCAGAGTAACCGCGATGACTAACGGTAATGGCAACCCGTCGTCGTAGTCATCGTCGTTCATTGGCTACTTCTTAATTTTGCACTGCCCGCTCTGGCAGCCGGAACCTGGAGCCACAAAGCCGAAAGTGGCTCGCAGCGGTTTGGATTCCGCAACCTTGAACGGGGCATCGACGACGTTGTGGACCGCCGTGCGGATGTGGCCCTTGAACAGCCG